GTTCCCATAGTTAAAAACCCTCCTTTTATAATCATGTCCCTGTATCGGTCTATTTCAACGATACTAGGGGGTAGCTCAAGGTCTACCCGATAACTTTGGTTTGAACTTTTAAGTTCACCTATAAATAGTCTCATAAAAATGAAAGCCCCCCTTCCGAAGAAGAGGGGCTTAACATTTATATCGAAGTTGTTCTAACTAAAGATTAGCTAGTGGCACCAGCCTCACCTTCAATACCTCGTACAACCACAAGTCCGTACATATCGGGACGAACCATCTTCTTGGCGTACCGAGTCATCACGCCCTTGCGGGGCACGAAGTCTTCGGGTCCGAAGATTGTGGGTGTAGTCTGTAGTGGTACGTATGGAGCGTACACATATCCAGACTCAAGGAAGGAGCCTCCACGGCGACCAACCAAGACAACGTTACGAAGGAAGTAGGGGTCTACAATCACATCGAACTTCTTGGAAAGACTACCGGTCTTGAGAGCACCAATAGAGCCCTTCTCGTCATCACCAGTGACGGAAGCACGGAATCCAGCGGTAAACTCAAGAATGTTGGCAATTTCAGGTCCGCAGACGACGAAATTAGCGCCACCACGTAGAGTCTTACGGTGGATTTGAGCAGATACGTCATTAACGGTTTCGACAAGAGTCTCATACCATTCACTGACTGTACCTGTGAAGTCGGGTGCAGCTGAGCTGGCTCCAACTTCAGCACCGGTCGTGCGGTTCAGGAACATTCCTGGGGAGCGTGACCAGTAGTAAGTACCAGCGGTTGCACCGTTAACGAGGTCCGCAAGGATCTCACGGTCAATCTCAAGAGCGATCTGCTCGGAGAGAATGCTGGTAAGCTCGACTTCGGCGTCAAGGTTGTGATAGGCGTTTAGATCCTGTCCCAACTCTGGCGTCCACTTAGCCTTGAGCTTCTTGGTTTGTGCTGTGACAGCCACGGAATCGACCTTGATGTCGATTTCTGGAATCATGTCGTTTCCTTCAAGAGCCCAGGTTGCGGCACCCACAACTGAACCAACTGCGTTACTGGCGTTGAAGTTATCCTTCAAGGGGTAAATCACAGTCAGATTGGCTGAACCCTTAGTCAAGTTACTCATATCAACTGTGGTCAAGAAGTACAGTTGAAGACTTGCGCCATCTTTTGAACCCGTAAAGTGGGTCAAACGACGAAGTTGTTTCGAGTTGGCAGATGTAATCGCTCCAGCGGTATCCATAATGCCATTCAGCCCGTTGGTGCCCGCGATGGAGCACGACATAGCGCCCAAGTTTTCAAAGTCAGCATTTGCATTTAGACCTGATCTTGGAACATCAGCACGGATAACCCAATATCCAGTTGAAGAACCACTCAAACTTAGAACGTCTGGGTCGTACAGAAGCGCCTTCTTATTGGCTGCAGAAGCGCCAGAAAGAGAGTGCTGTGAAAGGCTAATGTTGCTTGAACTAACAGCAGCAGAGCCAGTTGGACTACCGTAGGCATAGCCTCGGGCGCCCACAGTACGCGGACCAGAAAGATCTTCCTTAAGAGTGGAGCCAACTAGATCGACACCGCCAGTAATCTGGCTACCTACTCGGTTGGTGCCGTAAATTGACTTATCACGGAAGTTTCCTAGACGAGCCGGCTCTGTAGTAGAACCGATATCTTGTGAGAACACAAAATCTAGGAAGAAGATGAGACCACTAGGTAGACTCATTGGCTGAACGGAAACGAGATCGTTTGCGATCAGTCCTGCAAAAACTCGACGGACGATGGGGAATGCGACGGCGGCAAAACCTTCAACATCCCCAGCGGCCATACTTGAGCTTTCACGAAGCAGCTCTTTGGCTTGATTCTCCAAGAGACGAGCCATTGATTGCTTTTTACGGTCATCCTCAAGTCCTTCTAGAAGACCTGTGCGCTCCCACTTTGATAACAAAGCGTGACCTTCGGCGCGCATATCACGATTGATAACTCCTTCGGTCAATCGTTCGATGATACCAGCCATATTTTAATACCTCCTTATAGTATTAGTATTAATTTTACTTAATACCTGCTAGTTTTTTCATCCTATCCAAATGAGGATCGGATGATGTGCTCTCTTGACGAGTAGCACGGATTACAGAAGAACGACGGGTGATGGCCTCGCTCAGTGATTGTGGGCTGCGTTTAGGAGCAGCCGCCACTGTGCTTTGAAGCGTATCATATATTGTCTTTGCTTCTGCGACAGAACCAGCATTAGAAATCGATTCGACAATTCTTTCTTTTTGTCGCTCATTCAAGGAGATATTCCTAAGCACACGGTTCGTGTATAGTAAACGCGCATTTGATAAATTGGTTTCAACCAAAGTTGATTTCAATTCACCAAGCGCTTCTTTATATTGTAAAACTTGTTGTTTGAGTTGTTTGTTTTCAAAAGTCAACTCTTCTGCTGCCTTTCTTAAAGGCTCTAAATCTTCTAGCTGATCAGTGCTGCGACGGCGGGAGAGTTCCTTTTCCATTTCATATTTGGTACTCTCGGCGGAACGCCCTGCCCAACCAGCAAGTTGAGCACTCATATCTACTGTAAGCTTTTCCATAATGGCGTCAACGAGTTCATCTTCGTTAATCTCGAAGGGTTTATTTGCAGCCGTATCAATTACAGAACTATCGTCTTCATCGAGTTCTTCGGCCTCTTCGGCCGCTTGTGTCATGGGCTCGTCTGTGTCGCCGTCGTCATCAAGATCTAAGAAGTCAGGCTTTGCTGTCTCTTCGAGAGTCTCGCCAGAAAGCAATGCTGTCAAATCTTCTTCAGTAAGCTCAATCTCTTCGGATGCATCCATCTCGCCTTTAAGTTCTTGAATAGCTTCTTGTAGGGCGCCCAGATTAACGTTAAACTCTACCTCTTCGCCTTCTTCTGGCATATCTTCAAGGTTCTTACCTTCCTCATCGCCAAGATTATCAGTTGCAGCAAGTGGGATTCTATCATCAGTAAGATCACGGGAAGGCTCAGGAGCTTCGGCGGGAGGCGCCAAATCGGGCATTCCACCAAGACCAGCGCCAAGGTCGGCCGCTAGCTCATCTTGCTCCAGCAAGTGCTCAATGGTTTGTTTTACCTCGTCAGAATACTTGTCAATAATGGCAGCTTCTGCGTTTTTAAGGGCGGCTTCTTTCAAAGCCTGGGCATCTATAATGGCTTCTTTGAGCAAATTGGACATAAGTGTCTCCTGAAAAGATAGTTGTTCAAAATAAATAGTGTTAATCGCCCCAAAACACCCGTTTTTATCACATGGCGGTGCTATTAACTGGTGGGTGCTCCGAGCACATTACATGCAATGGATTCAAAATTAACGTTACCCATAGCAGAAGAACTAACATATGTCCAATCTACACCATTGGAGCTTGTGAGGATGCTGTTGTTGCTGCCGGCGGTTGCGCCAACAGCTACGATGGTTGTATGATCTGACGCTATTGCTCTCATATGGTGAGAGGAGCCCATGGGGCTAGGAAGTGTGGAGGCTGTGAAAGCTTTACCAGTTGTACTATAAGCTATTTTTCCATTAGAAGCGATAGCTATCCACTTATTTATTGTTCCTTTAACATAGATCACGCCCCAAACATTACTGGAACCAAATGTGCTTACGGACGCTGACGGCGTGGTTGCAAACTCATCATCATTCCAATAGAGCTTGCCACCGTTCGTGCCGACGACATATCGGCCGTTAACAGAATTATACCCCATACAATATGCTTCATAACTAGCTATCTTCCCGGATCCAGAGGCCCAGGTCTTGGCGTCTGTGGTCTTATAGAAACTAGTGAGGCCCAGTGGACTAATCCAAGTATCGTCCTCTTTGTGGAAAACGACGTAACCAGTGTTGGTTATTCCAATAAAAGTATCATCAACAACCTCGGCCCAGCTATCGTAGGAATCGGCGGCGGAAGCTGACATCATGACCAAGCGATTGTCGTCTCCCGTATGGCGACCACCGCCTACGGCAAACCAGTTGCCATTACCATACATCAAACCGGGCCCGCCGCGCTTGGCGCCCTTCGCGTTAGTGATGAGGGCGTCCTCCACCCAGTTGGCGGAAGTATAAAGATCCTGGGAAGCTGATACAGTGTAAATAGTGTCACTGACGCTATCCGAATGGATGATCCATCTGGGTTCTTCCGCGTCGTCCAGTCCGTATGCCACGTTATAGAAATTCATCCCTCCCTTATCCCAAAGCTTACCTACAGCACCAGAAGCCGACTCTGACAAAAACCCGCCGGTTGGAGTCTCGTTTATATAAATACGGCCGCTGTTGGCGCCAATGATCCATCGTGTAGCCGCGGTGGCGCTACTTGGTAGCGCGCTGCCACCAAATTTAGAAATATTAGCTTTGGCGACTCCAACTATCTTTCCAACATCAGCGATAGCAACAGTATTTATTTTACCAATATCAGCCACTATGGCCTCCTATTCCTTTACTAGCCTAGCTCGATCCAGTCCCCACTTGGATTGAACCAAATAACATTTGATTGATCTGTACAATGTCCCACTACTCTAACTATTTCACTCGAACCAGAGGGGGCGATGCTGTTTATTTTACTAGCAGCAATACTCATATAACACACTCTTCCGGCAGAGAAATTCTCCAAGTTCGTGTGTACATCGAAAAATCCGCGGATCAAAAGGCCAGGCCAAGTTGCGGTCCCATCTGAAGTTGTGATAGCAAGACCTAACAAAGCATCAGCACCATTAAGAGAGGTGCTGGCGTCTGTACCTGTCCAAGTGCTGCCACTGAGATAATACATCTTGCCCGCTGTTACAGAACCTGATCCAAACAATACTACATCACCGCCGCCTGTATCGTTATCCAAGGAGCCAGTTGGATCCCATCGAACATCCAATTTTGTAAGAGGGTCGATGGTTCCCAGACCAACACAGGCGGTTGTACCATCAATTGTCATAACAGTCGTCGCTGAACCGCCCGGCTTTGTTTGGAACTGAATATCATCATTACTAGATTCATTCTTAATAACCATCGTTTCAGCAGCATTAAAGAAGATGCTACCCACATCGGTACCATCGTTTTCAAACACAATTTCTCTTGTCTCAGACGCTCCCTTGGCAATTCTTATTGCCTCTCCGATGGTACCTGAAACATGTAGTGAGGCAAACGTGGCATCGCCGCCTTGTACAGTGGTTGAGCCCGAGAGGCTTGCAAAAGCAGAAGCTCCAGTAGACGTAATAGCCCCACAGCCAAGCGTACCAATAGTAGCAATGTTCTTACTACCATCGAGCACAACCGCTTTATTAGCTGCAGCAGTACCATCAGTGATACCATCAAGTTTCTCTAAGTCGGTTTCATTGAGATCAGCAGAACCAATGACAAAGCTTGAACCAGCAGTCACTTTGCCTATGAACGATCCATCGCGATTTATATTAAGATCGCGGGCGCCGTGAATATCGTTCGATGCAGAAAGATCGTTTGTGGCCTTAATGTCACGAACAGCTGTTATGTCTCTGTTGCACATAACGTCGCGATTAATCGCGAAATCATTGGAGCCACTTATATCACCTGTAACTTTGAGAGTGTTGGTGCCAGTGTATACGAACGTAAAGTTGGAACTTGCACCCAACACGGAGCCACTTCTAAACTGTACTTGCGAGTCAGAGCCGGCCGGCGATGCGGTTATACCAGTAAGGTTCGTGCCATCTCCAACAAAATAGCTAGCCGTAACTGTACTACCAGATATGATACCAGTAGATGTTATGCGGCCTTGGAGGTTGGGCCCGATAGCCAAAGATCCGCCTACAAAAGGGCCTGAACCAGAGACGCCGCCTCCACCAGCATTAAGTTGATTTACAGAGAAAGTTTGGCCGGGCGCGGCAATATTACCAGCAGGATCCATTGTTACATTTGACCCTGTTATAGCTTTGCCTGAAGTGCCACTAGCAAGCATAATCGACCGATCAACTGCGCTGTCAACGCCTGTTACATTACCAAGACCTGTCAGAGTCGAGCCATCTCCATGAAAAGAAGAGCCTGTTATACCCAGCGAAGCTGATATTTGTCCAATGACCGCGAGTTGGTGTGTTGGGGTATCGGTACCAATTCCTACTTTGCGAGTGGTGGCATCTGTATGTAATATCACTGCACCGCTATCAGCCATCACCTGAACATCCAGATCCTCATTTGTATTGTTTAATTGAATCTTGCCGGTGCTCGTTTCTAACTTAATCGCTGATTTGCCGCCGGCAACCAGATTTACAAGGTTGGGTTCGAATAGCAGATAGGTGTCTTCATCTCCATTGTGATAGAGGTATTGGTTCATGCCGATATTCCCAGCAACATCTAATTCGTAGTCGGGTGTTAATGTACCAATTCCCACCTTACCAGAACTCGATACAAACAACGATCCGGGGGCAGCCCAGCCGTCTGCTCGAAACAGCACTTGTTCTTGTTTGCCAGAAGATGAAATATGTAATGCGGCAGAAGGGGTTGTATGGTTCCCCAAACCTACCCCCAGTT